TTATGTTATTCGCAGGTAACGCTGCGCCATCTGAGCTACTCGCATAATCCCCCGTCCCATCCAGATCAAGGAACTTCCGTATGGCAGGGGTATTCCCGTTGTGATATGGGAAAGCCTTGACCCCATCTCGATTGAGGCCGTGGTCGGCTTCTTTGATGGAGACATAATTAAGGGTGAGCGTTGTCGGGTTGGCATCGGTGATTATGCCAAGCTCAGCATCCGCCCCATCGCTCGTGACCGTCGCGGTGTATACCCCTGTGCCGGATATTCCTAAGTCAGTTTGCGCGTTACCCGCTAACGCCTGAATTCCTCCGGCAGTGTAGGACGCGACGCTAACCTCAATCACATAATCCTTCCCGCCAACCGCCTCGTCTTGGTAAATCTTCTTGCCAGACCCCGCGCCCGTAAAAACAAGCTGCTGGCCTGATACTGCGGCGGTGGTGGTAATTCCTGTCCATCCGGTTGTGTCGTCAGTGGCGAAGTCATAGTTCGCCATCTTCTCACTCCCCGTCCCAACACCGATACTTACAGGGCTAGGAGGATTTTGATTGACCTCTCCAGTGACCTCATAAAGTGAAGGGTACTTCACAGTTACGCCGGAAGCGGGGTTGCTGGATGCGCCAGCAAAAACGATACACGGGTCTGCGTTACCTGAAATCCCGGTAAAAGCTCCGGTATATACGCACTGGTAGTCCTCTGTAAGTGTTATTGTTTTATCGCTGAAGGTCTGCGAACCACCATTATTCCGCTGCGCCCGAAATACAACATCTTTGCCGACATTTCCTGCGACATCAGCCTTGACGTAAGCAACACCTAAGAAACTCCTGTTTTCAATGTCAGCAATAGCCGTATCATCGCCAGTCCCAATGAAGTCGCTGCCGCTACTCAGCCCTGTGACCGTATAAACTCCGTCACCATCGAATGAGATAGCCGCGCTGCCGCCGCTTAAATCCCAGTTTGACACTTGGAGTATCGCGCTAGTAAGAATATTCTCTACCCGCCTGCTGCCAATCATTCTAGGCTCGTTGGACAGAACAGAGACTTGCTTGCCCTGATGGTCTTCAGAGGTGGCTGTGGTGGCGCGGGAGTAGTTGGCTGCATTAGCTGCGCGTACAGCAGGACTACCACTAGACTGCGCCTTAGATGGTTCTAACGTATTTAATAGAGGTAGGTCAAAAGCCAACGGGCCATCTTCTTGACCCGTAGTACCCCTCAAGACATTACGTATTGTTGATCGTAAAACAGATCTCAGCACGGTTTATTTCCTTTGATCAAGGCTCGTCATAACTGCATCAATGTCTAGTGAACCACCGCCACCAGAAGTAGTAAGATAGATCTTAGTACCGGATCCAAAAAGACCATTAACTTCAAAGTTGCTTGTTTGCGTAGCGTCAGTATCATTAAAGGCTGCTAAAGTCCCATCCTCTTTAAGATACTTAATAGTTACAGTGGCACTATCAAATGTTCCGTTGACTTTAATAGTTGCTGAACCATCTCCACACACACCAAGGAAAGTGTCCGTATTAGTCGTAATAGTCGCTGTTTGTCGTTTGTTCGTCATTAGTCTTTCCTATAAAGATATGAATGTATATTTAAACTTCGTCGAATACTACGAATGAAACATCCGTATTAGTCGTAATAGTCGCTGTTTGTCGTTTGTTCGTCATTTCTATTTAATCTCTATAAGCTGTTTAAGTTATGTACCTACAATCCAAAAAACATCTACTACCATCTGACCAAAACTTTTATTAATCGTAAACCCGTCTGCATCAAAAGAAGCAATAGTTCCTCTAGCTAGGTTAACTGCTCCGGAATCGTACACATTATAAAGCGAAGTCGAGTCAACAGTATTCCAAAATGCTACAGTAGATCCATTATTATAAGCCGTTCTTGATCTCTGATAATAAGTAGAATCTTCATAGTAACCGCAGGCTGTCGTTATCTCAGAAGCACTAGCAGTCATAACATTTACTGCCATAATCCACGTTGGCTGAAAACCAATACCAGTAACTGCCTGATTACCTGTTGCCGCTGTCATTGTAGTATGGCCTACTTTTATTTGACTCCCCCCATTCCCAGAAGGTAGTACGCCAGTTACATCCGTGGTCAGGTCAATCTGATTCCTTGTGATCTCTTGACCAGAGATTGTAATATAATCTGGAGTACCTGCAAGAGTAACATCAGTGCTATTATCCGTACCAGCAGCATCTACGCCTAAATTAGTTCTAGCATCCCCGGCGCTTGTAGCCCCCGTACCCCCTTGAGCAACCGGGACGGCTGTCGTCAAGGTGATGGTGTCGGCATAGAGATCCTTGAATCTTTTAGTGTTTGTCCCGAGATCTATGTCGCTATCTGTAACAGGCTCGATAGTGCCATCAGTAATAATAATCTGCTCTACTGAGGAACTAGCTACATCAACCCAAAAACCAATGTTGTCATTAGCCGTGTCAATAAGAACTTTATTAAGCGGAGTAGTTACACCCGCATCACCAATTAACCCTATGACAGGGCCTTCTGCGGCTGTGCCATCGTGAGCATGACCAGTAGTATTAGCAAAGGCTGCTTGTACTGCATTAAGCTCAGAGTTATGATCTGCTGCCTCGATTGTAGCAGCGTCTACGAATGTTGTCTGTCTTGTGTATCCTGCCATTAGCGCCTATCCATTGGTACAAAAGTAATGTACATACCTGTTATTTTAAAGGGTGGATAAGAATCTTCTCCAGTAAAACTAAAAGATACTGAAGTTCCAGATCCTAATAAGTTAATTCTCTTAAGTGGAGTAGAGATACCGTATACGTCCGTTCCGTACACTGCCGTACCATATACTGCTCCGTAGCTTAGTGTGCCTACGTCAGTCTGAGAAGGCTGTACAATCCCCGTAGAACTAAAGTCAAACTTCCACTGTAGCGTAATATCCGTAGATCCTTCTGGCTCCGTAGAAAGATTCATCCAGTGTAAAGTCTTTCTTAGGCCGGGATCGCCAAAGTCCATGTCACCTGTTACGTAGTTATAGATGATAGCAGTTCCTGCGAAGTCATCTCCTGAGTCGTGTAGATAAATATTACCACTAAGATCTCCGTGGTAGTATTTCTCTGCTCCGTTAAAGTTAGCTCCTATTGCTCCTACGTCAAAGCCTGAGCAAGTACTCCACTCAAACCTATAAGCCCCTGACTGTGGATCTACACGCAGCGTACCTATAATACCTTTCTGGTTAGTAGCACTACCACCGGACGTACTATAGTACATCCTGTATTGATCCTTCCCTTTGAGGACAACACTATTAAAAATGTAGGAGCCGGGGCTGTTAGTAATCGTAGAAATAAGAGGTTGGATGTTTTTACTAACAGTACCTAACTCAATGTCCCCTATTCTCTCAGTACCAGCAATGGTTCTAAAACCATCCTGAGAGAGGTAGATAAGATCACCTCCTATTTCTTGAACAGTGTAACCAGAGACACAACCAAGGTCATCAGTTACATCTTGGACTTCTATACTAGTAGGATTACTAATGTCAACAATCTTCTTGATTGACCTCTCACAGAAAACATACAAATCATTTCTGAAAGATTTGATACCTACGATAGTATCGTTAATAGTAATCGAACCAGACCCTGTTCCTGCAAAGTCATCGTCTTCGTTGTAGGCACTATAATACACAGTACTTGGTGCGTTAGTAGTATCTACAATACACAGATGCCTTTCGTGTACTTCTACGTACTTACCTGCACTAGGCGTAGAGAGTTCTTCGTAGTACCAAGTCTTTGAACCACCAGTACCCTCTATCCTAAACAAAGCTACTTGATCTGCACCAGTTGCTATAATCAGTGTACCATACAGTGCAGAGGTCTTACCTACTGGCGCTTGCATCAAAGCAAACTGAGCCTGTCCTTGAGATGGTCTATCTAGGGCTGCTGCGCCTGCTAAGGCTGCGTCATTACCACCACCTGCTAGATCCTTATTGATCTGTGTCCAAGTGATGCCATCTTCTGAGTAATATACAGATGTATCTACACAGACTACTACACCAGCACCGTAAGGCTGTACGCCAAAGATTTGGTTAGATCCCTCTGGCTGAATAGCTGAACCACCACCAAAGGCAGTAAAACCATTAATACGTCTGTAGCCGCCCTCGTTAGATACTTCAAAGTTATCTAGCTTAACAGCAACATTAGGCTTACGGAGCAACTCATACGGTGTAGATACTAAGTCTAACCCGCCCTGAGGTACTACTGTAAATGGCTGAGCTACTGGCACTTACGTAAACCTTATTCTATCATCTGTAATAAAGTCAGGAGTCTGTTCCATCAAAGACCTTCTCATCTTTAACAGACCTTCGTTGTACTCTTGTAATGCAAAGGCTGCTTGTTGTGGGCTTTCTTTAAACTGCCACATATAGTATCTAGCTCTTGCATATAGTACGTTGATCCACGAATCAGGGATCACAATCTCATCGCCAAACGCAGACAGTCTAGCAGGCTGCGTCCAAGCGTTGAAGTAAATTCTATACACCTTGTCAGGTACTGGACTCAGACCAAAGTATCTATTGTCTGCGCTCCGTATAACTCTGCGTGGTGTATCGTAACCTTCAGCCTCAAAGACAGTGTTGTTATCTTCTTGTCTGAACATTGTATTGTAGTATTGGGTAGTAACGTAGTGTAACTTCTGGTTAGTATAAGGAGCCGTAGCACCTGCTACACCGTATGTAGTTACGTAGAAGTTATCCCAATCAATAGACTTAAAGTCAGTCCGTATGTCTGCTGAAGCAGTCTTAAGCAAATAGAACTTAGTACCTGCTACAGTCTCAATGTACAAAGAACCTGTGAAAGGTTCTTCGGGGTTTCCTTCGATTAAAAAGGGCCATTCTTCTTCTGCATTAACAATATCAAAATAAGCTCTGTTAATGATATCTTTCGCAAAGGCATGAATCCCTACGGCACTAGCAAAGTTAGCAGAGCTAAGCTCTACTTCGTTTAGCTCCTTAAGGATTGTATTAGTAGCTGCTAAATATGTAGTTGACATACTATACCTTTAAAGTAAGGGGGCCTCAAAAGACCCCCTATATCGCTTACGCGTCTGAAGTTGTGTTCCAGAACGCCTTAACGAGTGCTTCATCACGCAGGACTTTACGCCCATACACATGAAGACCACGAACGATATCACCGAAGCTAGTCGGGTCACGCAGAGTTTCTACGTTCAACATCGTACCAGCAGTAGCCACACTTGAGATGTGACCAGCCAGAGCGATCTTTGAGTTAGAACCAGCAGGCATGTTGTTAGACTTGTACATTTTGAAGCCGCGCAACAGACCTGAAGTAACCAGACCGTTTCGGATAGAACCCTGACCTGCGTTGTAATCAACAGAGAGCAGCTTAGAGCTAGACTCTGCCAATACTTCGTAGAACAGAGGAGAAGCTACGAACCAACGATCTTCTTCGGGTACGTTCTGTTCGTCAAGCAGACGAGACATACGAGAAAGGAGATCGAGAGGATCTGTAGTACCAGTTGAGAAACCGATATGTACAGACTCGGCAGCGCCAAGGTTGGGCAGATCGTCAGCCGTAGCATCGTCTGCACCGATAACCATGTCAGGGCTAGCGGTAGAAGCATTAGCTGAGATGTACGTCAGGACGTTAGAGTCCATCTGATCCTTCAGCGCATAGGCAGCGGAGCCTGATGCAACTTCTTTCCAGTTAGCATGTGACATACGCTTTTCAATGTCATCAACGATGAACTTGAAAGCACGAGCTTGGTCAACGACCATCGTAAGCTCTTGGTCAGTCAGCAGCGTTTGAGTCGTATCGCTACCACGAGTGTAGTCGTAAGTAGTGATAGTCGGTTCTTTGATAATGTTTACGGTATCGCCAAAAGCAGCGATCTCGCCAGCATAGTCAGTGTTAGTGATTGCTTCAACCACTGAGGCTTTGCGGAAAAAGTTTTGAACCTTTTTACTGTATACCTCAGGAAGGAAGAACGCATTCGTCTGACCAGCAATGGCGGTGTCAAAGTTGGAGATACTCGGTGTTGAGCCTTCTTCAAAATCGGCCATGATATATAATTCCTATTGCTTAGTTAGTAATTCTACCTTCTGCAATAGCCAGATCAATTTCGTCTTCGTACTTATCGTACTGATCAGGGGTTAGTTTCCTAATCTCTGCTCGTGACCAAATCTTCTTTTGACTGCCTGTACTTACTCCTGCATTGCGTGTAGGAACAAGACTAGCAGCATCCGGGTCTATTGTTTGAGTAGATGCGTTTTGTTCAACGTCTTCAGTTTTCGTACCCTTTGATGCTTTAAAGAGTGTAATTGCACTAGCGGCTAACTCTCCGTCGTAAGGGTTGTTATAGATCCACTCCTGAATCTTCTTAGGCTGAGCTTCTGCCCAACTGTGGAACTCAGGGTCGTTCTTAATATCCTCAAAGTCAGGGTGCACATTCATAAGATATGCTTGTGCTTCCTTGATCATAATTTGACGCTCTCGTTGTTCAATCTTAGAGAGCTTCTCCTTAATCTCTTCGGTCTGCTTATGAGCAATAGTCTCTACAACTTCCGTTAGTTCGGGGTTGTTTTGCCTATAGGCATCTACTTCTTCTTGCGTTTTAGGCGGTACATATTGTGGTTGCTGTACCTCCATCTGCGCTTGAAGATCTCTTACTTCCTGTCGAAGCTGCGTGATAGTTTTATCATGGTGCTTCTTAAGGTCATCATAACGCTTTTTATAGTTATCGTCCGTCTGGGTAGCCGTCTGTTCGTCGGGGCCAGAGTCTTCAGAAGTGGCTGCTGGTGCAGGGTTCTGAGGGACAAATAAAGAATCGCTGTTAACAAACTCCTTGTCTTCTGTGTTATGCCATTCTTTACGTGCGTTATATGGGTTTGGTTGTGCTTCAGACATTGTATTCTCCTTTCGGGGCTGTCAGTTTAAGGTGGCCTCTTAAGGGTTGCACATTCCTAAGAGGGGCTTTAACTTCTAGGTGGCCTAAGAGTTAAATGTATTTATTGATCGCTCATCAGCGATTTAGAACTCAGAAGAGATTCCGATGTGCGGTCAGGATCTTTTCGTCGTTCTTGTTCTTCTTTAAGGAGCGAAAGAATCCTCTCACGCTCCCTGTAGAGTTCTTCTAATTCAGACATTAACCAGCCTGAGTAGTAGTAATACCGTCTTGTACTTTACACATGCCGTCAAGATACCAGTTAGTACCGTCAGACCATACGTGGACGTAATCACCATGTACTGCAAGGTTAGCTACAAAGGTAATAGTATCTGCGTCAGTAACTGTAGCTACAGAGCCAGCAGCATCTTCAGGGCTAGATACGTTACCTACAATAATATTAGCTGAGCTTGCTGTAACTACCGTATGAGAGGTAGTAGGCTCAGTAGCACCAATGTAGAACCAGTACTCAAGACCAGCAGCAGGCGTAGGCAAAGTGCTTACAAATGCTGTTGCGCTATTCAGTACAAACCGAGTACCAGATTCAGCAGCGGTAATGACGTTAGTAGTCGTGACTGCTTCAGTGTCGGATGCCACCCAATCAGTAGAGAAAATGCTATTAATATAAAACAGATCTGCATTATCTGTTTCATTAGACATATTCTACATCCACTGACTTAATCAAGTTCTCTTGATCCCTGTTGACATACAAAGATCTAATCATCGGCCTAAAGAGTAAAGCATTAACAATCTCTTGCTTATTACTTTCTGATACAGCTACTAGATCAGCTACTGTTTCGCGGGTAATCTCATTAGACACCTCTGCAAACTTCCTGTACTCATCAAGGAATTCCTGCATCGGCGTAGGCTTAACAGATACACTGCCTTTTACTTTTCCTAATTCGTCTTGAGTGAGTTTCATTACCACTTAACCTTATCAGCCCAGTATGCCGCAGACATTTTTCCTTTAGAGATGTTCTTGGCATGTCGAGCTTTAAAAGATTTTTGTCTGGCTTTATCCTTAGACGAGCTTGGGCTTTTACCCGCACCCTTTACGCCTTGCTGACCAAAGCGAATTGTCTTAACTTTGTCGCCGTCTTTAGCCACAACAACGTGACTTTTTGTCGGATGGTTAGGAGTACGCTTGGGTTTATTATAACCGCTAACGCCTGCTCTTTCTAATCGAGAATCTTTTTTAGTAGACATAACCACCTTCTAACTTTTGAATCCTATCTTCTAACCTAGCCAGTGCGTCAGCAGCAGGCTCAGTGACCTCTACTCTCTCATCAGATCCTTCTACTTCAAACTCTGATGTTACTTCTGTGTCTGCTACGTCTGAGAACCCTGCTTGCTCTCGTGCTCTGTTGTGCATTGCTTCAAGCTTCTCTAGCCCAATAATCTCAACAGCAGGTGCACTAAAGACAAACTCACCGTCAGAAAGCCTAGCGGGTATAGCATCGTCATCGCCATCTCCGGGGCCTTCAATTGCACCTTCTTTAGAAACTTCAATAGCACGTAGCATTACTCTGTCAAAAATCTCTGAAAGCTTTGGATCTACTTCTATAGCGTCCAGAAGATATTCTTGTTCTTCTGGTGCGAGGTTCTCGTCAAGGAAGTAATCGACTGCCTCGTCTTCCATTTGATCATCAGGTTTCATCGTAGTCTGGTTCATTTACTGCTGCTTCTGCTATAATAGGCAAGGCTAATAGATTATCCAGTAAAGCCGTCTGCGCTTGGATCTTGCGGAATTCTCGGCCCGATTGTTCCACCGTCAGGCGTTCCAGTAGGTTGCCCCGTAACGTCTTCAGGTAATCCTCCAGCGCCCCCCATGCCAGCGGGTGCTTGACCAGCGGCCCCAGCTTGTGCGCCTGCTTCTTGTCCATTCATAGCTCCTGCGAGTGCTGCTGCAATAGCTGCTTCTTCTGGTGTGTTAAGTAGTTCTTCTGGATCAAGATCAATGCTATGAGCAAACTCCTTGATCAGCGTAGACATCTTGACGTATGGTGCAATAGCAGGGTTAGCTGCTGTCTGCATGAACATAGTCAGTCTCTGACTTCGGACTTCCTTCTGCATCAAAGAAGTAGTACCCATTGCTTTAATCTCTAAGTCGCCATGTACTCCAAGAGGCCCTTCGTAGAACTGAGAGTTCCAGTTAAAGAATGCTTCGCCTAGTGGCTGCAACAACTGATCGTCGATGTTCTTAACGACTGTCTTAATGTTGAGTGAGGCAGCACCAAGCAACATAGACATACCAGACGCAGTACGAGTCATACTCTGTACGCCTGTTTGACCATGTGAATAACTAGGTATGCCTGTCTGTTCATCAGCAAGCTGTCTGAACTTATCAAACATCATCAGGTTTTCTTGTGACGTATTCGGGAACTTAATAGCATACACTGCTTGTCCCGGCGCACCTGACTGCCTTCTGAATACTTTACCCGGATAGATCTGCATAGACTGTCCGGGCACTAGTGCTGTCTCGTCAATATCAAAGACTACACTTCCCGACAAGGCGAGGTTATCAATAGCCATACGAGCATGACCATTCATGATCTGCTGTGAGTCTTCCATGTTCTCTGCTACGCCTACGCCCCAAAAGCTATAGGGGTTGTCTTCGTAAGAGAAAGCATTGTAAGGAAGTCTGTCGGGCAAGAAAGGATTCAGTACTGCCCTAATGACTTGATCACCACAGATCCATATATTACACTGAAGCTCGTCAAGGTCTGAGACACTATCGGCTACGTCTACGCCCAGTTCACGAAGGAACTCAGCATCCATAACACCCCAATACTCAATAACCTCAAAGCGAGTGTTGTACAGTGTTCCCGTATCACTTGAGTCATCTGTACGAATTGTATATTCAAAGTCTTCTGCTACGTAGTTAGGCCCATCAGCAAGGCACTTCTTAATAGAGTCTGCTCTGAAGTAAGGTGCTCGTGCAAGCTTACGCAGTTCAGATCTAGTCATCTTACGACGCTGGATTATAAAGTCTGAATCATCTACGTCAGTAGCGTACGGGTCAGGATAAAGATCCCAACACGATACGAATTCGATCCTTGGTACTCGAACGTCTAGAGGCTCGTAAGTGCGCTTGCCGTCCTCTCCTTCGCTCCACTTGTTGATGCGCTTGTTAAAGTTATACGGCCCTTTGACAACGCCAGTACCAAGGAGAGCAGCCTCAAACATTGCCCGTCGGATCTCTATATCCCCTTTCGATTCATCTATTTGGTCGTGAATCAAACGCTGCATACGTCGAGCTGCTTCTTTAGCGGGATTCAACTGAGGCATACTTGGGTCTGGTGCAGGCCCCGGTTGAAGTATTACGTTACCATTCTCTGAGGTATATTCTTCTGTTTGCTGTCCTAGATCGTCTAGGAGTTGAAGACCTCCGGGCGGAAGGATCTTACCATCACCTGCGTACCCTACATCAAGAGGATTGGAGAAACCAATCTCTGGTTCTGCTTCTTGTTGTATAGGGCTAGAGGTTTCAATAGATGGCTGTAGATGGGCTTTGTCAACTAAGCCTTCAGGTACTTTCGTTTCTTGTACTCCAATAGGAAACTCAGTAGTACCAAAGACCACATCTACAAGCATTCCGTAAGCAGCGAGAACCTTAGCTTTTGTAATCTTTACAAATACTTTAGACTTTTCGTGCTCTCTAAACTTTACATTCTTACCGTATACACCCCGGTAGTTCTGATATGCAGACAGCCAGTTCTTCTCGGTTACTTCACGAGCATCCTTAGCGGATTGATATCGAGACTTGATAACACCAATGACATTGCTGGTCTGATTGTCGGGCAGCTTTAGTTCTTTGCCTTCTTCGTCAGGGACATCAACAATGTGATTGGCGTTGAGTAGGGTGTTTTCTTCTGCCATTTTTAACAGGGCTGTCCGTCTTTAGGATTAGAAGCCTTGTCGATACCAGCAAGAGAAGATACTGTCGTATGTTCTTGCTGGCAGACAATAGCAGGGTGGGACTCAGGTGAGATAGGGCCAAACGCCATCTCGGAGGGCATCTGCTCTGGGCCTGTAGTCTTACGCCTTGTGGCAAAATCAGATCGAATCTTTTCGTTCTGGTTAGGATTGCTATTGTACATATTAGAGTTCCTTGGCGTTCGGAGCCATACCTGCTGAGCCAAGCTTAGACAGGATAGCACCCTTGTCGTTGGCTGAGTGTACTGTAGAGGCATCGTTCTGACCAGTGTTGATTGAAGATGCGCTAAGGTGGCCTTGTGAACAACCCTCGTTACAGCTACCGAATACATAACCTGAAGCACCGCCAGCACCACCAGCAGCGCCACCAGAACCCTTCAAGTCTCCTTGAGATACGGCTTCGTTAGTACCGCCTCGCATATAGTCTTTCATAACTTGTCCTGTTTATGTTGAAGGATACCTATCATTATACAGGTGAATAACATATTTGTCAAGTATAACTTGTGAGTCATGTCGAAATTAGTAGCCAAACACATCATCTGTGGGCTGATATACCTCGGCTCGATACCTAGCTAGTCTTTCCATATGGCCTTCCATACGTGGTCTAGCCATGATTAAATACCGCAGCGCATCATAAGCGTGGTCTTGGGCCTTAGTATCTACGTCCTCTGGGTTGTTTTTATCAGTAGGCAGGGCCTGTAATTCACGTATTAGGTTAGGGCAACTGCTGAATACCTGAAGCTTTGGCCTGCCAGAGTGAGCGATTGCTAACCTTTCATGGACTTGGATCTTACCTGCTATACGATTCTTATCAGCCCTGCGGAGTTTATGTCCTTGCTGGACTAGGACTTCTCCTACTGTAGGGCCTTTGTAGCCTGCGCCTGTTTGTGACCAAGCTGCTCCGTCTAGTACTCCCGGTACAGAACGTATGTCAGGTCTTTCTAGTTCTGTTATCATTAAGCCTAGTTCAGACCCTACTAGGCCTTTCTTGTATAGTTCCCTATAGACTATTAAGGTTCCGTCATCGGGATCTACTGCTGCCCAGATACAGGCTGACTCTGATGCAAACCCGTAGTCGATGCCTTTAAGTCTTTCCCAATGAGGAGGTATCTCGAATGGGGCTATTACGTGCTTCTCTGTGTCGAACTCAGGGAATGCTGCACCTTCTACTACGTCCCAATTACCCTCAAGGAGTTGCTTACGAAGAACAGGGGGCAGACCAGCCAGCATAGTCCCGTAGTCTGAATCAGACAAGTAAGGGTTATCTGAGAGCTTAGCAGGGATGAACCTACGAGTAATACTAGACCCGTCAGGGTTACGGACTAAGAAAGCCTCACCGGGAACAGCAGGATCAATGAATCTCTTCTTGACCCAATAGCCACCTATGTTACCGGGGTTAGCTGTGGCTCTTAAGTAAGTCTTAATCTCTGGGTTAACAGTCCTTAGTCGAGAGGCTAGGTAGTTCCAGCAGAAGTCAGTAGGCCACTGAGTCAGTTCGTCAAAGCCAATCCAAGAGTATGCTTGGCCCTGATAACGATACACATCAGAGTCTTTCTCACAGTAACCAAACTCCAATTTAGCCCCTGAAGGGAATGTCCAAGTCTTATCTTGCTGTCTGAACCTAGCACCGGGATAAGCCTTAGGGTACAACTCAAAGGATTTATCTATGAGTTCTCGTAGCTCTGGCATTGTACGCCTAATAAGCAGCGCACGAGCTTCTTTGAAAACAAACTGAGGCAGAGGGTCTACTAGCATAGCGTAGGATTTACCACCGCCTGCTGCACCACCATAGAGCACTTCCTTTTCTGAGGCACTAAGGAAATCCTCTTGTGGGCCTGCATTAGGCCTGAAGATAATAGCCGACTCTTCTTCTTGTAGAGCCTCTCGTACTGTAGCAGGCAGAGCATCTAGGTCTGTACTAGAGAGTAGTTTATTAGAAGTCTGTTTACCGTCTAGTTTCTTTAAGGTTTCTTTGTTGCGTTTAATCTCTTCTTGTTTCTTAGTAGCCCTGTGTCTTAGCTCGGAGACTTTCTTTTGTTTATTGCGTATAGATCTTCTAGCGGCTCTTACGGCCTTTTGGTGTTTAGTTTCAGAATGAAAGTTATGAGCAGAGCCTTTAAGCTTACCTCGTTTACGCTTAGGGGTTCCGTCTTTGTTAGTAAGGAACCTACCGTTATGGTCTTGCTCATATATCTCAGGATAGACTTCCCACAGGACTATCCCTTGTTTCTGTAGTCTCTTCAGTAACGGGGCTGTCAGAGTCTCTAAAGGGTGGTTCTTCAAGGTTTCCTCTATAGTCTTCTTGTCCATAGAGTACTGGGTGTTTTCTGAGTCTGTGGATGAGTCTGATTCCTTCGTAGGTAATTGGTCTTCCTGATTCATAAGTAATATAATCTGCTGCTTGTTTGTAAGAAGGGAAAGCCTTAAAGTCAATAAACTGAAGAGTACGATCTAGGAGTTCTAGAAGGGTTTGGTCAGGGACTAAAAGGTCATCCTCGGCTATGTAACCATACGGAGGTCTTTTACAGTATCTAGGAATAGGTACGTATTGTTTATTAGACATCTTCAGAATCCTTTATTACTGTATATTCTGCATCTTCTATTTGAGTAGGTTTCTTTTCTGGTAATACAAAGACCCCACCCTTAACTGTTTGATTAACATCTAAGATCTCTCGTTTGGCTATACCACCTCTATCAAGAAGAGAATTAGCTGCTGCTATCTTTTCTTTAATATTAGGTATGGGCCTATCTGTAGTCATGATCTCAGTAAGCGTAGCTGCTGCCCTTAAGGAACTATTAGATACTAGATCATGGGCTATATTAGTCAGTTCTTCTCTTACTGACCTTACTGCTTGTTGAGGATAAGCATAGCCTGCCATCTCAGCGGCTTTAACAGGATCATAATTACAGGCCTCTAGGTTATCTAGAAGGGCTAGTTGCTTCTCTGTTAGTTCTCGCTTACCGTGACGCTTAGTGGGTAAGAATTCATCTGCCATAATAAACCTGAATAATGTTAAGAGTTATCTTATATTATACAAGTTATTTTAGAACTTGTCAAGCCTACGCTATAACCATAAGTTATATACATAATCAAGTTATGGGGTTGACAAATCTGATTTTTATGTGTATAATGGAACTAACAGGCCCCGAAGGTGAACCTATACCTAGCGGGGCTTTTTTTATGCCCCTATATAGTCTATATAGCCGGGGCTAAATCTGTACATATGATAGTCCTGCCAAGATATAACAGCCGGGGCTAAATATAACTTGTCATGCTAGTATAACTTGTCATGTTATTTTTAGTTCTTAGATGGCGTGTAGTAGTATATAGGGGGGGAGACCCCGGCCTGCCACATGCCTCCCCTCCCCCAACTGCTTCTACATCGCGCACGATTCGCGGGGGCCTCTTTTGCCTAGCAGCCTAGCCTATAACTCGATTGATCCTTTACCCCTACTTTACCAAACTTCCTATACCTGAGAACCTATCTAGATAATTAGGTTTATCGGGTCTGATAAACTTGTAAGACCTAGGAAATCACCTGTCGAGTAGGTAATTTATAACCAAACAGACCTACCAGCCTAAAAAAACTACCTTATCTTTCAAGCACTTACAAATTAATTTCAAAAAACTGAAAAAAAACCTTTGACAAGCTTTTCAGGTCGTTTATCATTCGCCCCAAGTTTGAGCAATCAAGCGGGTTTCGGGAGAAACAAGTAGGTCTGGATAGGTGCCGTGGTGCCTGAGTTTAGCCAGATCCAAGAGACCCGATGCTCAAGCCCCTTCGCATAGCGGAGACGGGTCAGGCCGAATCGCCACGGCGTTAGTCTGATAACCTAACGGGTGAACCGTATCCATACTAGCGAAGTTGCTTAGCTTCCTTAGCGAAGCTTTGCGCGGTCTTTAGGGACTTAGGGCGCGTATACGGTTAGCTCCCTGTAGAAATCTCTTTGATTTCTGTCCCTAAATCACCGTTAAATATCATACACTTACGAGGATATTTAATCGTGATTAAGCGCAAGACTTACAAAAATTATGATCAATTCGTCAAGATTGGTCGCAAGTATTACAACGATGAGGGCTTTTGTGGTGTCGTAGCGGTAGCGGTAGGCGCTCAGGTATCCTTTGGC